AGGTGCAATATTAGAAATTGATTCGGGATTTACTACTTCCAAAAGACCCCAATCGACAAGCAATTTAGCAATTCGATTACGTCTTTGAACATCATTCAGAGTTAAGTTTGCATATTTACCATCAAGGGCAAATAATTCTTTAAAGTGAACGATATAATACTTTCCCTGTTTGTGTAGAATGTGACAAGACTGGTATAGTTTCTTTTCCTTCCTAGAAGCAACTCCAATTCTAGTAAGAGTTTCTCTAATTTTCAGAAAATCATCAGGCTCATTGAGACTAATTTCAACCATTTGATCTTGTGACCATGTTACTTCTGGTTCAGTAGTGGTCATTTTGTTCCTCCAACTTCAAGCTTAGATTTAATAAAATTGATCTGTTCATTATTTAGGATTTTGAGAGCCTGGAACGCCTTTTCATTACTATAACCATAGTAACTTTTTACACATTCTAAGTCACTGATTTTATCCTTACGGAGCCAAGGAGAAAATCTCTTCTGCTTCCTGATGCTATTTAGATAAAATTGATACTGCATGTCTTTGTCAAGATGATGCTTCATGTTCATCTCGTTTGCATACATTACGCAGTCAATAGAACCAGAAAGGCACTTATTTACAATGAATGGAGGATACTGTTTTATACAATCTGGGTCTTCTTCCATCAGATTTTTCTTGAGATAGTTGATGGAGTTCAACCAGTCTTTCAATTCATACTTCATAATTTAATAGAACCAATTCTTTTCTATCGTGCTGATCTTTATTATAAGACCCAACCGATCTCATTGTATATGTATGAGAAAATTCAGCAGCAGTCCAGTCAACAAATCTGTCACGAACAAGTTGATCAGAGTTATAACTGATTAACATTGGTTGCTCTTTGTTTACATTACAATCACTTGCAAACTTATCATGGTCAAATCCTTTATGCATAGATCCTTTCTTTCCATATAAGTTATCTTTGATATCATAAGGAGGATCAAGATATACAAAGATATTACTATCACCATCTAGCATCTCTTCATAAGAAAGATTAGTAATCTTCCAGTTCTTAATAAGTTTAGAATACTCTGGCAGTTTTTCTATTCCTCGCATTGAGAAATTTGACTCGGAAGCAGCGGAAGAAAAGGATGAGGACTCAGTGAGACCAGAAAAAGAGCACTTGTTAACAACATAAAAACTGACGGCACTAAGAACGGGTTCGTTGTCCTTTTCATTCAGATACTCCTTTGCTTGCTCAAATAGTTTTCTAGCACTCACCGGATCAGGATAACGCTGCTTCAATTGAGATAACTCATTACGCATTTCAATACCATTATCTCTCAACTGAACCCAAAAATTATACAAGTGCTCATACAAATCATTTACCCAAATATTTAAATCAGGATACTTCTTTGTGAGATAAAGAGCAACACTACCACCACCAAGAAAAGGTTCACGATATTCTTTATAATTACTAAGATCAGGAATAAACTGGTCAAGTTTTGTGCAAGCACGACTCTTACCGCCGGGATATCTTAGACAAGTTTTAAGAGACTTCTGCGTATAAGTCATTCAATTTCTCCATAATCATTTGATACTTTTCTTTGCGTCTATTGCCAAGATGAGGTTTCATCAACTCGGTCCATCTTTTTGCTGCTTCACCTTGAAGACTTATACAATAGGTTGGTTTTTGACCTGCTGCTTTATGAACTGGACCACCGTCAGTGTAGGTTATTTTCCTACCATCCATTATAGCACCAACACGCTCCATAACATCTTTGTCTGTCATAGACATGCACATAGAGAGATAATCTTTTTCAATATAAGTTTTTCCATTAGCAAAAGTTCTTGTTCTTCCTTTTTTATAGGACCAAGATCCCTCACCTTCCCATATACCAGTAACCCAAGCAAGTTCAGTTTCTGTTGGTTCTCTATGTTCGTAAATAGTGCCTTTAGCCATAACTCATAAACTACTCCACTTCTATTTAGTAGTGGAGTTATTTTCATAATCAGGTTTATTATATTTCAAAAATTCACGGAAAGTCATTTTCATTTCCTTTTGAGTCATACCACAATGCTCTGCTGCTTTTGGAAGATTCATGCTTGCTCGAAACAAAGCATTATTTGCTTCCTCAACATTCTGTGGTGTGGTCTTATTTTTCATATCAAAGGATAAGTTTCTTTGTATCTGGGGTTGTAAGTGCAGAAGGATTAACCATACGCTCAAACTGCTTAGCAATTTCTTCGGCAGGTTCTGTGATATACATTACAAACTGCTTTGCAAGTTTAATACCCTCACTATTTTTATCTTCAAGAGGACACCAAGGAACAAACCCCACTGTTCCATTTGCATTAGGGATTGGACTGATACCTTTATGAATCAGATAATGATCATCACCATCTTCAATCAGGTTACATACAACTTCTTCACCAGAAGTAATCTTAATAAGTTTAATGTTTAATTCCATAATTAGTCTTCACTATCAACAGATATTATATCACATACTGGGACTTCATGCATACCCCCAATCAAATACCAATGCATGATTTGACCATGGTATTCTGGATGAGCAAGATAGTCCGTAGTATATTCGCGTTCTCCCAGATACATAATCTCATTATCCGGGAATAAGTTTTCTCTCATCATTGCTTGGAGTTGCATATGCTGCAACTGAACTTTATCCGGGACTTTCATTAGCGAAACGTACATTCAACCATAATTTCAGTCAACGCTGCCAGAAGATTAATTTCTTGGTCGGCAACAAATGCAATTTGGTACTGATACTTAGCAATAATAAGGACAGCAGCAGCAAGAGAAGGACCGTCCACGGCCGAAGGAAGAGCATCGTAAGTACGACGCAATAATAAACTAGGATCATTGTCCAAATTATTAGTGACCCATTTACGAACTGACGGGTAATCTTTCTCTTTGAGACTTTTGATAAGTTCATTTACCGATACGTCGCTGAAAGACGCGAGAATTGCCGAATCAATCTTACCACCCACGGAGTATCTTTGGCATTCGTTGAGAACACGTCGCCAATCTGGGAAGTGTTTGTTGATAAGTTGGACGAGAACTTTTTGATCGTACTCAACGCCCTCTGCCTTAAGAATAGTCCCGAGACGCTGGAAGAACTTTGCTGCAATTGCAGGTTTGTCTTTGGATTTAATTCCGAATTCGACCACCGCACATCGGGAGTGGAGAGGTTCAATGATTTTGTTTTTGTAGTTGCAGGTGAAGATGAATCGGCAGTTGTTATAAAATGCCTCAATATTCGCCCGTAAGAGGAGTTGTACGTCGTGGGTTGTGTTGTCAGCTTCGTCAATAATGATGACTTTGTGCTTCGCGTCAGCAGAAAGAGAGACGGTCGAAGCAAAGTTCTTTGCTTGGTTCCGTACAGTGTCCAAAAATCGTCCTTCATCAGATCCATTAATGATAATGTAGTCGCAGTTAAGTTCTTCACATAGTGCTCTGGCAATTGTAGTTTTACCCACACCAGATGTTCCACACAGAAGTAGATTGGGGATTTCTCCCTTTGACAGCATATCAGTAAATGTTTTCTTAATGCTGTCGGGAAGAATACAATCTTCAACTGTCTTTGGGCGGTATTTCTCCACCAACAAAAATTCGTCGCGCATGGTCACTCCAAAGGTCTCACAAATTCATTAGTAATAATGCTTTCAGCATTAAACATCATCTCCATATATTTTACACCTCTTTTAGGTTTAGTATGATCTCCACATGTAAAAATATCACATACTGCCATACCAGTCTCTGGCCAGGTATGAATGCTGATATGAGATTCAGCAAGCATAGCAACACAAGTTACACCTTGAGGATCAAACTTGTGCGAATGTAGTGCAAGCAAAGTTGACTTACACTTTTTAGATGTTGCATAAACTACATCCCTAATAAACGTTTCATCATTAAGGAGGTCTTTTGTGCAACCCTTCAGAGTAAAAAGAATATGTTTCATTAGACCCACTCTGGTTTACGATGAGGAAGTTTGAGATAATTGTCCTTCACCCATGGTTTAGATGCAATGTACATTTTGTATTTGTCGTAAATATCAATACTCGTATCATACTTGAACTCATCAGGTCCAGCAAAGACAAACGGTTTAGGACCCTTCCCAGAGCGTCCTGTGGGGAGAATCTCACGGGCAGCACACAGGGTTAGAAAACAACTATGAACCTTGCCGTAGCGGGCAGCATACTCCTCACACAGAGCAAACCCGTGAGCAAGCAACCAGTTCCAGTTCATCACGAAATCGTTTGCCCAGATGGTGCAGGGGTGATTGCGAAAGGCACCCTTCTCAGTAGCATAGGGAGTCCCGTCTGCTTTAGGAAGAATGCCAAAACCATGACCCCATTTGTCAGAGCATACGATAGCAAGCATCTGACAAGTCTCTAAGGGCATCTTGACGATGTGTCTGTCAGGTAGAACCCTTGCGGATTTCCAAGGACTGGGATCAGTAACAAAAATATTGATGGGAGGATCCTCAACTCAACTTTGAATAGTATTCTACTAGCATTTTTAGGTCTTCAACAGACCCGGATGTTCATTGCGAAAAAACTGCATCAAGTATTGCACACCCCAGTCTAGTGTGCCCTTGGGGAAAACGTCAACGTTTTCCTCCAAAATTTGTTTTGCTTTTACAATTCTCTTTAGTCCACATACCTGTGCAGTAGCTTCAGAGATTCTCATAAACTCAGCAAAATCATCATCATTACCTTGCTTTACACCACTGATATACAACTCTCTTGCTTGTCGCATGAGTTCTTCAGTTTCTGATGAAAAGGTAATAGTCTCTTCCTTAAGAGGTATTGTCATGTTCTTAATACATGACATACTAAACTTCATGGTCTTCCTGGTATCTTCGATAGACAATGCATAATTTTGATTCCCACGATATGCGTGTTGGATAACTCCATTGGTGCATTCCATAACACGAAGGATAGCAATCTTATCTAATTCAGATTCAGGAAGACTGCTATATTTTTCTTTCCAATCAGTCATGATCAACCAAACTTTGAATCTGGTTCGAGAGCGATGAAATACTTCAGACTCCGATCTTTGCTTGTGAACTCGGAGAGGAGTTTCTTGGAGATAGAAACCTCATAAGTTCCTGGAAGAATCTTGATGTTCTCAACCTTGAAGTTGAAACTAAACTCACTATCAGTTTCACCAACTACGATTGAAAAGTCATTGGAAGTATCATTCTTCTTATCACGAACAACCAGTTTAACAACACCTGCATCACCATCAACAGACAAATCAGGGAGTTGATAAACTGCTGCTGCTTTCAACAGACGATCAAGTTGTTGAGTCTTCAGTTCAAAACTAACATCGATGCTAGGAAGACTGATCTCCTTTTCTGGTGGAACAATGATGACATTAGGGTCAGAGAAGAAGTAATTAGAACGCATCTTTCCTTCACTGATACGCACATAACTTTCATTGGTGAAGTCAAGTTCTGGGTCTTGGTGCAGACTCAATCCATTCAAAAACTGATTGAGATCATAAATGCCGAAGTCCTTCGGGAAGTCCTCATCAACCGTTGCCTCTGCAAGAATGTTTTTCATAACAGAAATAGTTCTGAGATTACTTCCTTTCTTGAAGAGGATTGATTGGTTGATTGTGGAAAAGTTTTTGAGCAGTGAGACAGTTTTATCAGAAAGTTTCATATCCGTTTTTGTTAGCATTATGTAGACCTGAGAAGTGATAAAGAAGGATACAATAGTGGATTGCCTTTAGAATGTCAAGTTTAGATTTGCCATTCTTCTTTCCAAAACGGGAAAGATACTTGATTGCATTTGAGCGACAAAAAGGTTCTGCATCGCCAATACCTTCAATCAAATCGAGAGTTTGAGTCTTAGATTCTTGAGACGTGTAGTGTGATTTATAAGTTCCAGAAAGATAGTCGCGAATTTCTTTAAGAGTTAGATCCTCTCCATACTTCCAAAAACCATTTTTATCTGTAGACTCAAGATTCAAATTAATTGTATCTGCAATATTAGGACTGGTGATATTTTCTTTTAGGGATCCTTTAAAAGTTAGATTTAGAGGAGTGTATTCATATCCATACTCTGGGTTGTTTTCTTTATCAAATGGACTTTCTTTGTTTAAATCATTTCGATGAAAGTCGTAGTAATGTTTTGAGTGTTCAGTCATAACAAAAAAATGGGGAGACATCATATACCTCCCCTGAATTATATCATACAGATTGTTCGGTTGCAACTTCTTCAGAAGGCATCTCAAAATCTACATCAATTTTATCGTAGAGTTCAAGGAATGCCTGTTTAGTTTCATCATCAAAACGATTGATGCAAACTTGAAGTGCCTTTGCCTTATCCTTAAAGATACTATAGGCACGGATAATGTGTACTAGGCGGCGAGTGCTGATAATTTCATCAATACCACCATCATAAAACGTTTTACGGATCACGTCTGACCAATCAACCAGACGCTTACAGAAATCACGATCATTTACATCAAGATCAAGAGCAATACCCTCAAGAATCTTCTGCTCGATTGCTGGACTGGGATACTGCTGCTCAAAGGTTACCGGGAATCTTTCCAAGAATGCTTCGTTAAGGACATTAGTTCCAACGAACCTTCCGTCCTCGGATCCTTTACCCTTGGTATTTGCAGTTGCAAAGATATTGAAACCAGCAGCAGGTTTTACCCACTTACCAATCTTCTTCAGGAATACACCCTTGCCTTCTAGAATGGATTGAAGACAGAGGATCTTGTTGGAAGCAAGATCGAGTTCGTCCAGAAGGAGAATTGCTCCTCGCTCAAGGGCTTCGATAACGGGACCATTATGCCATGCAGTGTTCCCATCAACAAGCCTAAAACCACCCACAAGGTCATCTTCATCAGTTTCAATTGTAATGTTTACTCGGATAAGTTCCCGTCCCAATACCGCACACGCTTGCTCAATCGAGAACGTTTTGCCGTTTCCAGAGAGTCCAGTAATGAACGTCGGATAGAATAGACCGGACTTAATAATTTTTTTAATATCTGTGAAATTACCAAACTGGACGAAGGTATCATCTTTCTCTGGAATAAGGTTTTGTTCTTCTCGTGCAGTAACAGCAACAGAAGGTGCCGCAGAAGGAGCGTTGAAGGTTTCTTCCAATTTTTCTTGAGCAGTCAGATTCCATTTGCCACGACCTTCCTTATAGTCGTCAAGTTTTTTAGTCACAGTCTGATAACTAGACCCATTCATTGCACACCATCCACGAATGTCGGCAGAAGTAACGTCAGTTCCGTAAAGTGCTTGGAGTGAAGTAACAATGTAGTCTTTGGAGAGCGACATGGGTTTGTTTGTTTGCTTAACGAAGTTAGTATAACAGCAAAAAGGGGGGTCTGGACCCCCCTGTGGACAGTTACTGATCTGTCCCTTCTTGTTTTGCGTTTTTCCTTTTGCAAGATGCTCTTGCATATGCTCTGGTCATACTGCTCACATGACTGCATGGTCTGCCAGTCCTATGACAGTATGGACATTCTGCACCTGGTGGATCGTTTGGATAGAAATGAACTTTCTTCGACATAATCACCTCCCAGTCTTCAGTTTTAATTGGTTATGAAATGATAGATACAAACTCAGAGAGTACCTTCTTATTTAGTTTCTTAGCGGAAAGAGACTTTGCAAAGGCACGTTTAATCTGAGTTTTAGATGCATCCTCTTCAACTTCAAACTCAGATTCATTCGAAAGAGAGTTTGAAGAGAGACCAAAATAAACATTGTAACCAGAATTACGAATCATTACACTACGATTCTTCTTCCACTGCTTTTTAAGTTCTTCAATAACAGACACAGTTTTAGTATAGGTAGTAATAAAGTTTGAGGATTCTCTGTTCTCCATGACGCGAATTCCAATGAAGTTCACATCAACAAGTCTGTCCTGAATATTTCTCAGGAGAGCATTTGTAATAGAAGCAAACCCCATATCATCAGGCATCTTGTAAGTAGTTCCAAGAACTCGATCTCGAATGAAACACTTCCCATATTTGATGGAAGAATATCCAAGGACGGATTCATATACATTGGTGCTGTAATTCCTTCGCTCAACTGATTTGCGACAAGTCATCCAACCAGCCTCTCCATCAGTAAGAGTGATGCATTGAACCTTTTGAAGGTTATTGTCTTTCTTGAACTTAGGAATAATTTCAAACATAGAGATGATGCTCTCGTTCAAAGGAGTTCCAGAAAGACTCAAACGAGAAGGGACGCTATAAAAAACACTCCACTCATTCCGATATGCAGCAGCAATTCTCCAGATATTCTTCATCTGAGTATCGAGTTCTTTTGCTTTTGTCTTGTGAGTGAGTAAATTCATCAGACGAAACTCTTCAGAGATATGAAAAACTCCATGACGTTCTTCGTATGTTGGTTCAGGAATGACCCGTGCACCATTTTCCATACGCTCAAACTCAAACCATTCATTGGTAAAAGCATAAACATCAAAAGGAATATTTGCTTTCTTACAAAACCAAATCAAATTGAACAATTGCTTACAAGTATCCATCAGAACTTTATGCATTGAACCAGACCAATCCAGGATAAAGATTAGACCATGATTCTTACCATCAGGAATCACAGATACTTTCTTGAAGAGATCCTCATTGTATTTGTAAGTATGAAGTTTGGTGCAATCAAGAACACCAGTCCTAGCAGTGGTAGCACGGGCATATGAATCTGCTGCTTTCTTACATTCAAACTCTTTAAGCAAATAGTTTACTTCTTTCTGAGCAGACTTCTTAAAGTTAAAATACTCAGCATCAACCTGTGCAAAGGGAGCAAGATCTCCATCTTGGCGATTAAAGTATTCAGTAATGTAATCCTGAACCTCGGAGTTTGTTGCAATAATTCTATCGCAATTAACTTTTGGAACCTCAATATAAGTTTGCTCACCCTGAGAATAATCATTCAGATCTCCCAGATTATCAGAAAGATTAGAGTTAGTAGTAACCTCTGGGTCATTACTTGGAGAAGTATTTTCCCGATTGTTTGATTGATTGGATGGAGTTTGGTTATCCCCACTCTGTGGTGATTGTTCTTCATTGCTTTGAGAGGAACCATCCTCCGAAGTATCTGGAGATTGATTACCGGTGTTGCTCTGTTGACCAGTCACTTCAGAGTTATTCTGACTCTCAACCTTTTCCTTAGTCTCTTCAGATTTTTTGCAATACTTGTAAAGATTTTCAGCCGCATACAATGCCTCATCAAACGTCTCAGCATCAGCAATTTGTTTGATAATATCTTTCTCTTCCTCATTCTTGATAGGAATATTCACATAGTTACCAACCTTGAACCACAGATTCACTCGGTCAGCAAGGTTGAAAGAACTCAAATCTTCTTCAGCAATACCGAAAAAATCTGAGTCATTCATCTCACTATATCCCTTATAAAAAGTCTTTGAAAGACCGGGATATTTACGCTTCATAAGTTTTTCAATACGAGCATCCTCAGTCACATTCACAAACTGCTGAGGCACATCCACCTTGCTCCTCCAGTCCTCATTAGGAGTGAACAGGGCATGACCAACCTCATGACCCACCAGAAGGTCATAGACGACGCTAGAGGCACGATTCCAGAGAGGAAGGGTGAGAACCCTACGCTCAACATCAAAGGATGCTGTATCGACAGCACGATTCTCAATGATCAGATCTTCAGTCGCAAGGAGTTTGGCCAGTTGACCCTTGATCTCTGTGTTGACGGACATTGGTGTTGCTGCGTATGTGAGTATAATACAAGAAAACCCCCGCTTACACGGAGGTCATAGGACACTTTCTAAACTGGCACTAGGCAACCAGATTGTTATCGTAGAAGTATTGGACACGCACTTTACGAACAAAAGAAAGAAGTTCATATTCTTCCCTATTCTCATTAGAGATAGGAACATTATTCTTTTTAATCGCAAGAATTCTACGAAGTGATTGGTTTCCTACAATCCCAGACTCTGCAACCAGTTGCAACCTTTTCATACGGAGTTCATCACGCTTTTCTTTAAGGTGATCGATATCAGTAAATCCGAGTCTTTTCATTTCAAGATAAACTTGATTGATTTCCCTTTCGAGTTCAGCTACTTTCATGGACCTTTGCGTTTACCAAACCAGCATAGCACATGTAGTTCCGCTGTCAAGACCTTGAGATGCTGCTGAACCCCTTTACCTTTTCAAACTTAATGACCGATTCAAACTTATCTGATATTTCTCCTTTGTGAGAGATAACAAAAATATTTGCATCCTTAATTACAAAACGAATAATCTTTAAGAAATCGTCCGTTCCAACACTATCAAGTGATGAATCAAAGACTTCATCAAAGATCATAATATTTGTGTTTACAGAGTTTTTTATTTTTGCAACTTCTCTCCAAGTGAAGAGAAGTGCTAAATCGATTCTTTGTTTTTCACCTTCGGAAAATGATGAGTAAGAAAAGTCTTCGTGAATGGGAGATTGAACTACTTCATTAAACTCTTCATCGAGTTGTAGATTGATGTAGAAGTCCATCATCTGAAGATACTTATTAACAGACTGATTAATAAGTGGGAGATATTTTTTGATGATGTTGGACTTTACGCCACTGTCTTTTAGAAGTGAATATGTGTAATCAAAGTATTCAATCTCTTCTCTTTTTTCGGATAATGCAGTAAAAGTTTTATTCAGTTGTTCTTTAAAGAGTTCTAACTTTTCATGCTCAGAACCTCGGTTTGCAAGTCTACCGGTAATTCCTTGAATTTCCGATTCCAAATCTCTGGATTGTTTGTTGAGTCCAGAAATTTGAACATTGTTTTGAGAAATGTCATTCGTTAGTTTAGTGACCTCTTTTGAAAGATTAAGGAATTGGAGTTCTCTAGTCTCTTCCTCTTCTATTTTGGACTGCAATTCGCATAGACCTTTGTCTATTTCTTTTAAAGAACTGTCAAGAACTCCTAATCTATTTAACCTAAACTTATCCTCAATAGATTGTGTGCAGGTAGGGCAAACCGAATTCTTGTTAAAAAAGTTACTTTCTTTTCCGAGACTCTCCTTTTTCTGTTCGATTTTACTCCAAAGATTTGTGAGTTTCCTAACCTTTGCAGATGAATCAATAAAGACTTCCAGTTCCTTTTGTTTCTTTGCTACAAGGGCATTTGTGCGTTTTGATTGATCCTCAAGTGCAAGGATTTCATTTTCAATCTTTTCAATTCTATTTCTTCTCTGGTCAATATCAAACTGACTACTATCTTCAATTTGCTTGATAAAGTTTTCTTGCATAGAAACTTTATCTTTGAAGGAATCTTTCTTGAGTTCCAGTGTGCGAATCTCGTCTCTAAAGGAACGAATCCTTTCCTTTATCAGAGAGTTCATTGAGGAAAAGATTTTAATATCCAAAAGATCTTCGATAACTTCTCTCCGATGTGATGCGGAGAGTTGCATGAAAGGAATGAAAGTGCTACTACCAAGGATTACAATCTGCGTGAAAGACTTATAATTCATCTTAAGAACAGACTGCTCAAACCATTTCTGTTGATCATTTGCTGAAGCATGTTGATCTAAAGACTTTCCGTTCTTATAAATTTCAAAGATATTTGGTTTGATTCCACGAACAATCTTCCACTTGTTATTACTAATATTAAACTCAACCTCTACAAGACAATCCTTTTCATTAACAGTATTGAGTAGTTGAGGTTTATTAATTTTACGATATGGTTTTCCAAACAAGGAAAAAGTAAGAGCATCTAAAAGCGTACTCTTTCCAGCCCCATTAGTTCCAATGACTAGTGTTGTTGGAGAATTCGTAAGGTCAATCTCAGTAAACTGATTACCAGTAGAAAGAAAATTCTTCCATCTAATTTTTTCAAATGAAATCATGTTCTGAATATTTTGGTGGGATTACAATGTCGTCTGGAGTAATAATAGTATATTCGTGTTCGTTTATTTCGCATACATGATAGATAAGATCTTCTTCAACTTCCATCACATTCATCTCTGGATATCCGTCTTCTTCCATCAGCATAGCATATCTAGAAGCATCATCTTCTTCCTCAAAGATATAGAGAATTTTTTCTCCCTCTTCGTTTGAAACGGAGTATGCTCCTAGTTCTTCTTCTTTACCATTAACTGTGAGAATATACATATTAGACTACTTCACATGCTTCTTGGTATATAGAAGAAATTATACCCTGAACTCTAGATTTGTCCAGTTCAATATCAGATTCCTTGACGTATCGATTCAGAATTGAAAGTGTGTCTTCCGACTCATATGCGTTAAATGATTTATCGTCATACCAGCCGGTGAAATCATGATTCTCTACAACCTTTAAGTCGGCAACCCCAGATGAATAAAGTTTATCAATGAACCTTTCATATAACTTGTTGTCTGTTTTCTTGCGAACAATAACTTTTACAATTTTATTTTGATATTGTGTTGTATCAAATAATTTATAGTTCGTATCTTCGTAGTAAATCTTATAGAATAACTTGTATGGATTGTTTACATGAACATGCTCAAGAGTTTTTGTATCAAAAATAGTAAATCCTCTTGTATCGTTCACATCATTCCAAAACATCTCATAAGTATTTCCCAGATAAAAAATCTTTCCGTCATCTGAACGAGTGTGATAGTGTCCTGAGAAGACTTTTTCAAACTTTTTGAATGAATCGGTTTCCATTCCATCTTCCATCACATGACCACGATGAGCAGCAAATCCATTAAGTTCTAGATGACCCAGAGCAACTTTTGATTCTGTCTTCTTAATCTTTGATATTGTTTTATCAAAATTCTCTACATTGATCCAAGGCAATAAAAGAAATGGATCACCATCAAGTTTAATTTCCTGACAATCTGTATAGACCTTGATATTATTATATCCAGATAAAAGAAGTCCTGGAGAATTTACAGAGTTAGTATTCTTATAATAGGCGTCATGATTTCCAGTTATAAGATGTACATCATATTTTGACATTGGGTCAAGAACAACTCTCTTTGTCCACTCAAGACTTTGATAATCAATTGACTTACGACTGTCGAATGCATCACCCATATGAATGATTGTAGTGATTCCTGCTTCCTCTAACTTTGGAAAAAACACATCACGATAAAATAATTCAAAATAATCTTGAAATAATTTTGATCCTCTTCTGGCACCCCAGTGTGTGTCTGTCAAAATAGCAATACGCATCAGTTTCTGAGTTTTGCAGTTATGGATTCCTTAATCGAATTATACTCGGATGTTGTCTGTCCGTCAATGTCCCCATCCTCAGAGAACACAACTTCATATCCACCCTTCTCAATAATTCTTGCTTTGATTTCCATCTGCTTCTTCTCCTTCTGAATACGTCTCAGAAAGGCGTAGTTAATAATCTGAGTAAAGTATGCAAATGGATTCTGAGACTTTTCTGGATTGAAGTTATGAATGTATTGGACACAGTTCTCAATACCATCAGAGATCATGTCCTCTTTGAACATATAGTTTACAAAGTTTGGTTTGAATGATAAATGATTTGCAATCTTTAAGAAGCATTCTCCAATGTATCTTGGTATGGGTGGTTTTCCTTCCCATCTCTTTGCTCTCTCTGTATTCGGTAGAAGAGTTAAATCTTCATTGAATTCTTTCATATAAGAGATTTCAACATTAGTTCTATATTCAATCAAAGCATCAAGAAACTCTTTGTTGTTTACGTAATGTTCCGATCTCTTTCTCTTTGGCATTTTACTAATAAACATATGATTTTCCAATCTATCTAGATATTATACCATTTGTTTTTCTAATCTACAAGGCTTGACGACTATCTCATATATCAGTAGAATACCTTTGTTAGGGTTGATAAGGGAGGTCTAGCTTTTCTTAAAGATCTTCTCTAAGATTTCTTTTGCTTCAGTAACGCTTGAGATATATCCCATTTTTCTATCAATCTTTGGTTCTTTACTTGCTTTCATTTTATTGAATTGTCTTACAAAGTTTTGATACAGTAATATGATTTCAGTATCAGTTGATTCACTCATAGTCATAACACAATCAATATCAATTACGAACATATCATCTGTTGTTGTTTTTAACCATGGTTCTAATTTATAACCAACAACACTTCCATTTCTCTCTACACCCTCAATGGTAACAGGATGATCAAGTATTAACATTGTTCTTGAATCTTCTTCTGATGCAGCAACCTTTGCAAAGATTTCTTCACCGGACTTTAGTTTTATGGTCGAATAGAAGTCTTCTTCAATCATGTCTTTAAGTTAATTGATAGGATATCATAATTAAATTTCTCCTCGTTGTATATTTTAACTCTTTCAATAAAGTGGTTTAATGTATAATTTTTTCTTGAATTTTTTGTGCAATCGTCAGCAATATCATAGAGCATTGCTTTTACTTTGTTTTTTCCTTTTCTAAGAACTCGTCCAATGCTCTGAAGATTTCTGACTCTGGATTTGCTAGGTGAGGCGAAGATAACATTATGGAGGTTTTTAATATTGATACCAGTAGAAAAAGTTCCATAAGAGGCAACAATAATAGCGTTGTCTTCTCTTTCAGTTATCTCTCTTACCAATTCTCGTTCTTGTGCACTCACCCCACCATGGACAAAGAATACTTTTCTTTGTTCTCCAACAATACTATTTAGTGTTTCATAAAGTATCTGACCATGAGTTGCAACTCGACTAAAAAGAATCAAAGTATTACCATCCAAATCTTTTGCTAAGTTTGTAATGAAAGAGTTTCTTCTTTCATGTGATATCAGATATTGAATCTCATCTTCATATGTTTCAAACTTGTTTGGGGAATGTTTTAGAATCAAACAAGTGATATCTAATTTAGATACATGACCCTTCTCCATAAGTTCAGCAGTTCTTGTAATCTTGTATGCTGGACCAAAGAGACCCTCTAAGACCCATTTATGCGTCTGTGACCCGTCTAAAGTACCTGTGAACCCAAACCTATACTTTGCATGGTGTAGGTTGGTCATAATGGAGACTAGAGACTTACTCTTGAAGAGGTGTGCTTCATCTCCAATCACCACATTAAATTTTTCAAACCATTTTCTTTCTAACTTGTATATTGATTGCCAAGTTGTTATAGTAACTGGTAGATCACTCTCTCTTTCTTTTCCAGAATAAATCTTGTGACAATATGAATCAACATCCCAACCATAATCTTGAAAGTCTTTATACATCTGTTCTACAAGAGATGTCGTCGGAACAACTATCAGGATATTTTGTTTCTTCGCTGTATAGTACCTTACAAGCGAATAGATCATCAGAGATTTTCCTGATGCAGTCGGAGATATTAATAATCTTCTGTTATGTCTTAACGCATCGTATACACCCTCAACCTGATAGTCTCTGGGGGAATACTTGCAAATAGATTTCATATAGTCTTTTACACCTTCACGAGAAATCATCTCGTTCACTTCAAAGGGAAGACCATAATATTTGTTATCTACAAACTCGTAGGTGTATCCTCTATTCTCACAAAAACTTATGAGTTTATCTAGCAGTCCAACATAGATTTGTTTTGTACTAGCGTTATATAAATGTATCTCTCCGTTCCAATACCTGCTTCTATATTGAGGCATGAACTTTGCACTCTCTACCTCAAACTTAAAATGATCTCTGAGTTCATAATCAACATGAGGTTCTGCTTTGACTTTAAGATAAACCTCATTTGATTTCGTAATGATTAAATCAGACATTCACATGATTCATATGCTATGGGTATTTATTACCCCAGTCCAGCAATGAATCTATTGAATTCTATAGCGTTTTTAATCTGATAATTTCTTTGATGTATCTGCTTAAGGATGTCTTCCAAGTATGATAACATCGTATCGTAATAATCAATCTTGAGAGAAGATGATGAAAGTTTTTCGTCCGCATCAAGATACTTTGTCATCGTATCTTTATCGCGAATCTTTTTTGGAAATGGATTCTGAACATAAACATCTGGATCTGATTTTCCAGAATAATATTCATATCTTTCGTGGCGAATATTTTTTCTCTGCTGTTCTGCTTTCTTTCTTAACAGAATAAGATTGTTATAGATGTCATAATATTTTGCATGAAGAGAAGGAATCTTTAAAGACTCTGTATGTAAATTGTCAGGATCTATGACCGCATCCTTCTCCCACATCTCTTGAATTTTTTCAAGATTAAAATTCATAATTTATTATTTCTCAAATCATAGATGTCGTATATAG